GTCAACAATATCTCATCCCATTCAGTCAACCGAGACCAATGTCGCAGATCCCACATTAGTTGATCACGGTACATGAGCCGCTCCACGCTGTCCACATCCTTACTTACGTAACGGAAAATTGTTTTCAACGCGTTTTCCGGCTCACCCATCCATGAATCTACCCAAGTGGTACTACAGAAACTGATTCGGTCTTCCATACGGATAGTACCTTTTGTCCGAAATCCTAAAGCCTTATACTCATCACACAAACCGGGAAAATATCGTTCGATAGCATCATCTCCCATCTGACAATCAACACCATTTGCAGGCAACTTACCGAGTCGTTGACAAACAATATCAATAAGTATTTTCCGCATGTGTGAATTGCTAGAACTGGTGAGAAAGCTACCGGACGACTGTATTCCCTCAACAAGCTGCATAATCATCACACCCGATGGCAATTGGAATATTTTCCGATTAGTGTTATTAAAGTAAACGTCTACCAGCTTAGCCCAAGCTCCAAAATAAGAACCTGTGGCTTTCCTGTAGTCACGCTCACAATATAACAACCAACCCGTAACACTCCAGTCCCATGCCGACACATCAGTTGAACACAATTCATTCGTCTTAAGTGACTGGAAATATCCATAGAGTGACTCAAGACCTTCATCGTGTAAACCCATGCCTGGTTTATAGGACATATGCTCGTGGCATAAGATTTCAAGCTTGTTCTGTGTAGAGAATAAAAGCCTCTCTATTAAGACATCAACTAAAGATACACAAGATATTAACCTATAGCGTTTAGAATCCATTTTATTAGTTGAGTGAGGTTCATCTTTGATAAACAAATAGATAGGATCTCTTAAACCCTCCCGAACTATATCGCGAGGATCATCGAGACACCCAACTACAAGCATTCTCTCAAGACGTTCCAACACCAACAGAGATAAACCAACTATATCATCTAACCAAAACGCCTTCTTACTGCCGTAATGCGACAGTGGAATACCAGGTGAGGTATCCCCATCCATGTCCTCGATAGCATCACAAATAGCACCACTCAGAGGAGTTAAGAACTCTCCCCGTTGGATTTCAGCTCGCGATGCAACAATGCATTCCGCGAACTCCTCAACTGAGATTGATCTTTCTTCCTCTTTAGTGCTTCCTGATATTCTGCTTCGAAAGCATCTGGGGAGTCCCTTGCCTGGACCAACCGGGCTTGGTACAAGATCTCCTGGTTGTCCCAGAAGTTCAGTGGAGAGAATTGGCCCGTCACTATGAAGGCCGCCCTCTCCTCGATGGTAGCTGATGTAGCCTTCCTCAAACTCTTTGGCTGCCGTTTTGACCGCACTTTCCTGGTGGAAGGCGCTTGGGGTTTCCCCGTTAGCGACTTGTGCGGAATGCCATTCAAGTGATTCGCGGATTGATCGTTCGTCACGTGGGGGCCAGTGGTAACCACTGAGCTCTGGGAAGGCTGCATGGACTGCTGTACTATCGGTGTGGCGGTAACGTCCACTAACTGTTGCGCCTGAGTGACCAACACAGAGGAGGTTGGACCCGATTCTCTCTCC